TCCAGGTGCTCTTTTCGATAAGAAACAACATTCATTCATCAAAGGTTATAAGTCTTGGAAACAAGCCTATGACACTCATGGGTAATGGCTGATCCTGTTGTATCACAATATGTCCATCTGTTTCATAACCGCCGCGAAACTCTATGTCTTTATCACCATCAAAAAGATCAAGCGCCTGGCCCATTTGATCTGACGCTGATCTAAAAAAGATTTGATCAAGCTCACTTTCTGATGTGCCTATTTTTGCGCCCACGGTGCGAAAGAAACGCGCGGTCATATCATGTATGCGCTTGATTTTACCTTGGCTTGTACCTTGCGCACCACCAGCATCAATTCGCATTGTTTGCAGTGTGCTTGTATATGGCAGTCCGACATGCGCTTTTGTAACAGATACATCTAGGCTAATTGCGCCAGAACTGACGGTTTTATTTGCATGAGCTGCGCCATTTGCATTAATGGCCACGGTTTGACCTTCCAGATGCGTAAGCCCAGATATTGTATTGGCCGAGCTGCCCGAATAAGTCAGGCCGCTATCAACGAAAAACGCATCCGCAGAAGCTGTGCCAAAGTCATATGCGCTGAGATATTCAACATATCTTTTTGTGCCAGAATTTATAGTGCGCTCAACCACCATATACAGATCATCTTCATTTAGATCGCCAGGTATACAAGCGACCGATTCAACCGAGCCATAAGATCCGTTTGATGATGTGCCGCCCAATAAATGGCTGTGCCATGCAATAACGCCCTCTTCTCTTCGATAAGTCAAACCAACCAACTTACCATCGCTTAGACAGGCCCAGAGAATATTATCTGGCTCTTGCTGATAGGCCAGCTCCTTAATTCCACCTTCTGTGATATGCTCGGCCAGTAATGTTAGATCTGGTGCCTGATAACTATCTGAGGACAAATCAAAGACAAATTCTCTGATTTTACGTTTGGCGCGCTGCACAAACAGAGTGGCATTACCAATGGTGATGGGTTGGATTTTTGCAGAGCCATAAGTGCCTTGTTTAAGTATTTGTGTTGTGGTCGGAGTGAGTGGCCCTTCATTTGTGCTGGTCACTGTGAACTCACCGCCGGATGTTCCGACTTGCAAAAAACGACCTGGTTGTAAATAACGAATTTCATTTGCGCTATCAGAAGCCAAAGTAAATGTCAGGCTTGATGCATCCGCTGTGCCTGGCGTGAAATTTGTAAAATCACCTGACTTACTAAAAAATATTGTTCTGGGCTGTGTGGTGGTATTTGCAAAAATTAATCTTTGCTCATGCAGCGCCACTGTCGCGGGATGACCGGTTGTGTTTGAAAACGCGCCCAGCTGAAAGTTTTGATCTGCAAGAAGATCCCCCGTGATTGTATGGCCGCTTGCCGCTCCTTCATCAACCAGATCCGCGCCTGGCGCAAGCAAAATGGTTGTAGACGTTACTTGCGCAATCAGAACATTTGATACATTATTGCTTGTTGATCCTGTGACACTAATAGACATGCCAGCCTCAAAACCGGCATCAACAAAACCGCCGGCGGTATCCTCTAACCGATCATTATGCTCATTGCCTGTGGCGCTTGGATCGCCCTCATGAAAACTAATTGTTGCAGCTGTATAGGTTGGTGTAAGTTCTGCAACCCCTGCCTCATTTTCTAAGACTTGAATAGTTGCAGATGTGCTATTGGTGACTGCTGTAATTTTTGCAAAGCCGTGATGCAGTTTTACCAAGCGTCCAACATCCGTTGAAACAAAACCAGCAAATTCAGTACTCAGGTTGTTTACGGGACTTGCTGTGAGTGATGTACTTCCTGTTCGATCACCGGCAGCTAATTTCGTTATCGTTGTGTTTGCATCCAGCATTGGGCCGCGAATAAAATCAATCTCTGCCACTGTCCAAGCTGTGTGTGATGTTCTGGTGATTTGCCTGGGCGCATGATTTGGATGCGCAACAAACAATAAATCATTGCTTTGCGTAAATTTTAAATCTGCAAGTTCAGTATGCAAATAAGGCGTTGTAACTTCTACTGGTGATCCACCCGATACGACAGTACCGCCATCTTTATGAACCCGAAAATATTGATCGCCAAATTCAAGAATATAGGCTTGTTCAACATTGAACTCAAACGGAATGAGCCGCACATTATGGGCGCTGTTTTTTACCTCACGCACAAAAATAGAGCCAGGACGCCGAGCTGCCCCACCCTGGGGATGAATGGTCATGTTTGATATTTTTTTGGCCGCTTGCGTGTATTTTTGCAGATCCACACGCCCATCTAATTTTGGCGAGAACTCACCAGCTGAGAAGGTTGTGAATGCTGGGCTGACCTTAACCATTTAAAACCTTGAGCTTATAAATGTTTCAGCGCGCAAAGTTTGGCTGGCGCTTGGATCAGCTGAGTTAATTAAATTATCCTCGGTAGCATCAATAAACCTGGCTTCTTTGAGCTTTGCATCATATTTGGCATATAAAGAATTTGCGAGGCTGGTGGAGCCTACGAGCGGATAAGCAATATCAGCCGCTAATGAGGCCGATATGGTTTCGGTTAAAAGCACATCGTAAAGGCTGGTATCTGTCACGCGCCCTGTGTAAATCATTTTAATCTCGCTCTCACTGGTGAGAAGCTTGCGGCCTTCAATTTTATAAATGATATCGGGATTATCCAAGCCCAGAACCCTTAAACAAAACGGATCTGTTGGCAGTGTAAATTGATGACTAAATTCAAAAGCCGGTGTGGCTGTATCTGGTGCCAGGCTTACGCGCTGCACCAAACAATTCCAGGGATGAGCGCGAAACACCGCGTCACGCACAACAGAATATCGATCATTTATAATCCGCGCAGCTTTACTGTCTTCTGTAAGAGACAGAATTTGCGTTGCGCCGATTTGATGCAGAGCTGCATTTGCGATTGTGACTTCGCTCATGAGTGATCCCTAGATTATGGAGGGTGGCGTATTTCAAAAAAAAACTTAAAATACGCCACCCCGATTGGTTTAGTTTTGCACCCAGAGCATTGTTACAGCGATTGTGCCGGTGCCAGCTGCACCGCCCATTGTTACTGTAACGACTTTGCCATCCTCATTGGCGTCCACTTCTTCACCATTCAGCAAGGCCAAAGTGGCGCATATGTCCACAATTTGTGCTGATGTTGAAGCGGCGGCAGCTTTATACGCAGCCGCAGAGGCAGAAACATCTGTTCCTGCCGCTGTTTTATGCGCAGCAAAGCCGACCGATAAGGTTGTGGAGCTTCCCAAGGCATCATGTGCAAGTGATCCTTGCAGAATGCGCGCGCCATCAGGCAGCGCAAACATTTCAATAACATCACCCGATGCTAATGAAGATGCTTCATAGGTTGCTCGTGCGACACGGATTTCACCGCCCAGCTCATTTGCTTTTACAAAATCAGCTGGATCGTTTTGTGTCAGTGAGGTGCGGAGATCAGAATAAACAGTTGCCATGCTTTATCTCCTATGCCGATTCATCACAGATGATTTGCACGACTTTTTCTTCTTCCATTCTGGTCGCACCAAAAGATGCGCAATAGTAAACCTGAGTAGAATAAGATTTGTCGGCACGTTCATCTATGCGTGATGTTACGTCTTTACCCACAGCCAGCTTGATCCCGTCTTGAGCCCAAGCAAAGCAAGTCCGGTCATTACCAGATTTTGCCAGGCGATTAGACACATGAAACTGGAAGCCCAGAAACGTGTTTATCTCGCCTTGTACCAGCGCTTTGACCGTGTTGAAATCTGAGCTGGTGACTGTGGTTGTGTTGAGCAGCGCTTCAATTTGATCTGGGCTCACCGCAATATGGCGGGTAATGCTTGGATCAACAGAATTACTGTCCAGGATTTTCTTGGCTTGTATAAGTTTAGCCAAGGTTAGATCAGCGCTCCCACCAGCAATTTGCTGGCCAGATGGAAGCGTTGTGGATGTACCGCCTGATTTGCCGGTTTTAGATGTTCCAGTTGCGGCTTCAATGATTGCATCGTCCATTGCCCGACCCATTGCAGCTGCCGCTGCCCTGGCATATGTCGAGGTTGGATCGATCAGCATACGAACTTTATCGGCATCATCTATAAGATCTGCCCATTCATATGCATCCATTGTTACCATTCGTCTGGAATGGGGGGTTTCGACCATGGGCGTATCCCCATGTCTAGAGGTGCGTTTCACAGCAGCTGCGGCACCGACTTGATCAAAAAAAGCTTTTTCGCCGGTCACGCTTTCCTCTTCAACTCCACCCCGTAAGATAGAGCCTGTTTGCTGACTGAGCAGCTGAACATTTGCGGAAAACTGTTGTGAAAACGCTGTGGTTATTTGAGTACTCATAAGAGCCCCTTTCACTGCGTGTTTGATGTGACTCGCTACCCAACGGAATGTCGGACGAAAGATTTTTGATTTTTTGGGGGCGAGAAGCTTATCCCTGGTCGCTGATCAATAAGTTGGGGCCTTGCGGCTTATCCAGTTGTATTGTTCAGCATTTCTTGAAGCCTCAGACGTTCCTGCACCAGATGTGCTTGCTGCGGATGGTTTCGCTGCGTATAGGCAGGATTGGCCATTATATCGGCCATCTGCGCTTCAATATCGGCTGGCATCATTTGATTACTTGTTTTGACGCCTTCAAGAGTATCTTCGCCAATCTTTTCATTAATAAAGTTGGCTAAGTTTATGTTCATACGAATAAAATCAGGATGATCGCCAAGCAATCGGCCATCGGCTAATTGCATTTCCGTCATTTCAGCATTGCCAAATTCAGTGACCATAGCATCTGCGTTTGACAGATTATCATCAAGGGCCGCGCCATATTCGCGTGTAAGCTCTGTTTGCACTTCTGCAACCATGGCTTCATACTGACCCTCTTGCATTGAGGCAGTTTGGCCCATTGTGTCATTATACCAGTTCAACAACTTTTGTGCCTGATCTGGTCGCAGACCAACATCATGCGCGGCTTGTTTAAACCCGCCCAGCATGTCATCGCTTTGCTCAATCCCCTCTGGCATATTGTTTTGTAAATCATATGCCTCTGGGCTATCTGGTCTGCCCAGGCGTCGATCTACCTCGGCCCAATCCTCTGGAGTGGCATATTTACCTGGAATAGCCAGTTTATCCGCGCCGATCATGCTTTGCGCATTTACATAGCTTTTTGCCAGGGCGCCTACATCCTGAATATGTTCTAGTGATCTATGACCGGCTATATCCTCGGGTATTTGTGAGCGCCAATCTGCTTGGCCATCAGACGGTGCTACCTCGGTTGAGACATCCGCTACCTGTTCTTCACTCAATTTATAAGCTCCTTTTCCTTTTGCTCACGCAGCATTGATAGTAAAAACAAAACCACCGTGCGCTGCCCCTCACGGTAGGCTGTTTCATTTGGATCGTTTGTAAATGTGGAGCCATGAATATGAAATCTTGCGGCCAGATCATTGAGAACTTTATGGCCATCCTCATTATTCAAAGCCACTTTATAAATCGTTCTTAGATCTTCTGGCGTCATGTTGGTTGCTGCGCTTGTATTGCTCTAAGCATTGGCGCTGCATTGCCAGCCGCTTCTGCCGTTTGCATCAATTCTTGTTGCTCAGCCGCTGCCGCCGCTGCCTGTGCTTTTTGTTCTCTAATAATTGCCACTTGCTGCGCGCCGCGCACCGCTGTGGCCGGTACACCCAGAATTTTTATCAAATGCTTGGCAATGCCATCTGCATCGATGTAATCCATAATCTCTGGTGCCAACTGACTAAGGGGTGACATGAGCTCAAGTAGCCTGGTCATATTTTGTATATCGCCCTGGCGCTGCGCTTTGGCCAATGGGCTGACATATTCGATTTCTAAATCTTGGTTGGCCATAAATTCTGGCGCGGGTGCAAAAGCCCGTTGCCGTGAAAGAATAGCATAAACTCTTGTGATAAGCGGCTGAAGCAATTCTGCCTGAAGCCTTCCCAGAACTGGACCAAGCAGCCGCATTTTTTCTTCTGTCCTTTGCACCACTTCGGTCGCAGTCATTTGCGGCCCCTGCCCCAGGATCAGCTGATCAACATAAAAGGCAGATCTTATTGCTGTGCGGCGTTGCTCTTCCATATTCAGCCCGAGCGGATTATTCGCGCCAATATTAAGCGGCTCAATTCGATCTCTGGTGCCAGAACGATAGTAATTCAACCCGCCTGGTACAGTTCGCACCGGCAATAAAAACCCGTCATCTGGTACAAGCAGGGGTGGATCTACCTGTTTTTGTGCGGCCCTTATGGTGGTTTCGCACATCTTATTGAGCATTTTTATATCAGCCAGCGCGGTCATTGAGGGTGATCGGCCATAGCCAATTTCAAAGCTGCTTTTTAAAAACCTCGGGCATGTATAGGGATTTTCATCAAAGCCCTTTTCGCTAAGAATAATCTTTTCTTCTGGCTCTATATAAATTGATGCAAAGGGTTTGTTTTCTGATGTAATCTTGAGCGGATCACGTTCATCACGCTCAAACACCGCATGCACTAATGTGATCTGCGCATATGGATTGCCCTTGGCCTTTTGGATGATTTTACTGCTAAAATTATCCTCACCAAAGCGTTTTTGCGCAGCTCTTAGCGGCATTTTAAATTCACGATAAATGGTATCAACGCGGCCCTTGTCATCTTCTGACAAGAAGCATTCCTTAATATGCCTGGTTGAAAACCTGAGCTGTTGTTCATCATCCTTATCGATAAACATTACACCCGTGCCAAAGGTAATCAGATCATGATAAAGCTCATGGATTTGCTCTTGGAAGTTACTCCGGTTGAACGCCTTGTACATAACGTCCTCAACCGATTGCAGCCACTCCATAGCCTCATCATCGCTATTGAGCTCTTCATCACGATATCGCAAAGAAAACCAGCTGGTCGCCGCAGATGTAAGCATACCATGCAAAGACGCACTCAGCAGCTCAGCTGCATGTATTGCCGTGCCATCAAAAACCAGCTCACTGCGCTTATCACCGCCCGATCTAACCTTGGTTACATCGGCCTTTCTTGGCACAACATAATCGGCCACTTCCTGCCAATGGCTTTCCCAGGTCTGCCTTTGCGTTTTCAGCGACCCCAGCCGTGATAAGATCTTTGAGGCAAGCTCATCAACCATTACATCATACCATTCATTCTACGTCTGGTCTGACCAAGCAAAGACGCATATTGCAATGGCGCATCAGACATAACGCCCCTGGCCGTTGTTTGAATGCTTGGCTGTGAACTCCCACCACCTGTTTGTGCAGCCGTTGGTTTTGTTGGTGCTTGAACAGCCGGTGCGGGTGGAGCTGGTGGCGGTGGAGGTGGGCTAGAACGTCTGTTAAAAAATCCCATTATACAGCTACTCCTAATGGATTATATTTATTATCAGCTATTGGCGGTGGCCTTTTGCCATCAAACATTTTGTTTTCTTTCAAACCCACTGCCAAATACCGAAACGCATCTGCGGCATGGCTCGACCAATCATGAACAGGCGTATTGCGAAAACTTCGCATGCGCTCGTTATAAGCGCGGTGATATTGCCGCAGCGCTTCCAGGCCAGGCTTGCATAAATCCTTATCAAACCAACATCGAGGCAACATCATCTTGGCCGCATGTATGCCATCCTCAAGCGGCAGCTTTGGAACCACTCTGAAATTTATTCCCAGATCCCAAGCCACTTCCCTGCGGCTTTTGCCGGTACTAAGCTCTCTGACCTCAATGTCATGCGGTGCATGATGCGCCCCATATAAATATTCTTTGCTTTGAAGAAGCTTCAAATAATGAGGCAATCCCTCGCCCCTATTCTCATAGTAATCGATGACTTGCACAGCCCTGCCAACTTGCTGCACAAACCAAATCACCGTGCTATCGCCCACACCCAGATCCCAAAAGGTTTCCACCTTCACAGATGGATCATAGGGAACTGAACAAATGCGGCCCTTTTCCTGCAACTCTTGCAGCTCTTTGCCAAATACCGCCCCTGGCACGTTGGCAACCCATGAGCACTCATATTCCTGTGCGTATTGATCCACGCTCATCATCGAGCGCGCAGCCTCTAGCTCCTCATCATCCAGAATATCCGTATCACTGGCCCTAAACAAAGCCGTGTGCCAATCCTTCTGGCTCTCAGCTGCCGCATAAAGCTCATAGAACGCATTATGCCCACGCGGCGTACCAATAAAACATGCCCAGCCCTTACGATCGCTCAGCGCCGGTCTGATGATTTCTGGGAATAAGCTCTCTGGCATGTCAGCCATCTCATCCAGAACAACACCATCTAAATAAATTCCGCGGAGACTATCAG